TGTATCGACTTCAGTAGTTCTTTCACCACCTCTACGTGGGAACCAGAAATCTTCAGTCATAGTCATCATTTTACGAGCATCTGTAATTTCACCGGTAGATGAATTATATTGTAGCTTGTTCTTATGACGAACCATCATATCTCTTAGATATTGTTCAGCTTTCGACTTAGGTAAGTTACCGACATCAATATAGAAGATTCTTCTCTCAGGAGCTCTAGTAAGAGTATAAATGATTGTTGCATCTTCGAGCATCCTTAACTGATTGATTGGCTTAATAGCAGCATGCAAATGGCTAAGAACCAAAGCATTGTTTTCGCTCATTTGACCTGATGTAATACGGGCAATAGAGTCTTTTGCAATTTTATAGCCTTGAGAACCTGATGTTCCGGAACCTTTTTCACTACCAAAACCGTTTTCTGAATACATATAGTACTCAGCTTTAACCTTTTTGACTGGAACTCCGGAATGTTTGTCGGTACCTTTCTTATCCATTTCGCGAATAAGTTTAAGTTTGCGTGGATCTACATATCGTAGTTCCTTAATACCGTCTTTTAAATTTTCGTTATCGATAATACAGTGATAGTTTACTCTGCCATCGACATAGAATTTTGAAAACGTATCATAGCCTTTATTAGTAAAATCTAATAAAGTAAGAACTTCTTGAAAGGTTTCTGATACTTTTTCTTTAACTTTATCTGGAAGATCTGAATCGTCCATTACAATATCTACAACTTTATCTTCTAGATCCACAGAAATTGCTTCATTAACGATTTCATCAACCGCCTGAGTAATTTCTGGGTTCATAGCTAAGCCACGATATTTAGTCACTAGCTCTGATTCAGTTTTTGCAGTACCTTCTAAATCTAGAATAGTACTGTAGAAACCTCCCACAGCGTTACCGACGGTAATCGCACCGTCATCATTTTGTGGTTCAGCGAAGGAGACCGGAGCTACGATCTCTTCGCCTGAATCACGATTTATTTCAAATCCAAATAATCTCAATTTTCATTCCTCACATTATATAATAAATTATGTAGTTGGTACGCCAGTATTACCTTCAACTCTCCATAAATCATATTGGAATGTAATACTAAATTCTTCGATTGAATCGGTGGCGGACCAATCCATCTGTATGCCGTCGATTGCAATAGGGAACATGCCTTCAAAAACGTAAGTACGTAATGGCGAACCATCTTTACTAAACTGGGTAATTTGCCCGTTAGATTTGTACTGTTGAGGTAAACCTCTTGCGTTTGAATCATGAGAGTTGATGAAGTTCATCCACTCTTCCATTGCGTTTCTTATAGCAAAGTCTTCGTCGTTGATTACGGTTACTGTCCAGTCTGCAAATGTTCTATCTCCAGCGTATTTAACCTGACGTCCAAAGTAAGGTACGGTATACTGACCTACTGTGGACTCAGGAATTCCAGCTGCCCGTACCATAAATGGTACTTTTATATCGGCAGCTGTATTAACTGGGTTGGTGATCTGACATTGGAAGAGCGTAGGACGTGCACCGCCACCGACAAGTTCTGATTTGAACTGATTGATGTTAAATGCCATGTTGCTTTCTCCTTTTAAATATATTTATTATGCGATCTGACCAACAATTTCGTCAAACTCAACACCGGTTCTAGTTGCAACGAATGTTAATTCGATAACGTTAATAGAACGTGCTGGTTTAATGAATATGCTTGCACGGAACTTATTTGCATCTACAATTTCTGGGGTATTGACTGAAGCGTCTGAAACGACTCTGTAATCAATAATCCCGCGACGGCCTTGTATATCCCTTAAGAATGGATCGACTATGTTCTTGAATTGAGTTTGTGTAAAATCATCATTAAACTCGAATAAGAAGCTTTCCGCCGCTGTTGCAATTGATTTCTCAACTGAGATAAACAATCTACGAACATTTAATCTATCGAATGCACTTGCTAAACCAAGACCCGTTTTATCACCAAATAGAACAATTCCACGACCTGCTTGAGACATAACCGGATTAACATCCGAGCTATATAAAACATCTCTTTGTGGTTTGCTTGGGTTAAACGCTAATTTAACGATATTCTTAATAATACCTTTTCTGTAACCTGCTGGAGATTCCCAAGGATCTACCCTTGAAGAAAGACCTGCCATATCACCATTTAGTGGTGTCCAACGATAACTGTCGTTATACTTATCATACCTATATTTATAACCACTGTCAATGAATGCGTAAGAAGAGTTCTGAATCTTATTACGATAAGCAATTGCTTTGATCATTTTCTCGTTAGTTTTTACTTCAGCAACTACTGCTTCGTATGAAGGTGAGATGAAAGCAACACAATCTCTGCGATAATCTGCAACGTTAGAAATAATGTAATTAGCTCTAACGCCTTCATCGTCGCCTTTACCTTGTAGGGCAAAAGAAATATCGATTTCGTTTGTATTTTTGAATACATCCCAAGCAAATGCTAATGCGCTTAAAGTTGCATTAGCTTCAGTTGAAGCGTCTGTACCGCCAGCCATTCTTTCGTACTGGTTGGTACCTGCACTATTTGCAACTCCAAGTTCTGCAGTTACAACGGCAGTGTTAGCCACTTTAACCCAAGCTGATTTGCTTTCAATAACATTTGGATAATAGCTAGATCCACCTTGTGGATTAGTAGCACCAGGTGTTGCTGATAGATTCTCAAATACTTCTAGTACTGTGTTTGGTGTTCCAGTGATTTCACCAGCTTTATCGATAACAGCAACGTGAATATTACCAGTGCTTGGTGATTTACCAAACAATGAATTATGTTGCCATTTCTTAACAATAGAAACTTTGTTTAAAGCTGTTTCAGCCAAAGTATATCTTGTATTGAATGTAAGAGCAGTTGTAGTACCAACTGTTGCAGTTACTGCAGTGTTACCTGAACCGAATGTTTCTTCGATGTCGGTAGCTTCTACTGTAGCGACTGTCATTTCTTGGAATCCAACACTTGAATTACCAATTACAAGAACATCACCAACATAAATTGTGGGAGCTGCTACTGTATTTGCTGTTTCAAAGCTTAAATCTGCAGCATTGAAAGTAATAGTTTGTGTTACAGAGTTATTTGAAATTGCATTAGCTTCAATATCTCCAACTTCTGCAACAGTCTTTACCATAGATTGTGCTGTTGCCCAAGAAACTTCAATTGAGTTTCCTAATGCGCCAGCATACTTGGCATCGAATGCGCGATATGTTGAATCTTCTGCAATTACGTTGTTATTTGCGTCAAATACTTCTTCAGTACCTGATGCGGTTAATGATCCATCATCTGCTCGTGCCACATAAAGGGCATTTGAATATGAGAGGTAGTCTGCTGCTGTGAAAAATGTTTCATAGTTGTCATCGGTTGGTTTACCAAAACGATCAACTAATTCATTTTCAGAAGTGATTAAAATAGGATCGTTAGTTGGACCCCATTTGAATATTCCAGCTATTGCCGCTGGAGCTGTTGCAACGCCTGGTACTGCCTGACTCGCATCCACTTCACGAACAATGACGGAAGGACTTACGGAAAAAGCCATGTTTTTCTCCTTTATTTAATTAGAAACGCGTTTTTAATTTTAATTTATATAACTGTTTCTATTTATAAATTACTCGATTTACTGTTAATTGAGCATTTCATAATCTAAGACCATCATCGTGATAAAAACCTTCATCTCCGTCTCCATCATCGATAAAGCCGAAAGGTAACATCTCTTCTTCAATTTGCTCTTCTGTTTTTTCTCTGAGCTTCTTTAATGTATTTATGTCTGTCATATCTTTGAAGTACGCTTGCTCAGTCATCCAAGCAAACAATACTAAATTCATTACTAAATCATCATGAAAGCCGGATTCTGCTTCGAAAGAATTGGCTCTTCTTGAGAACCTACTCAATTCTTGTATTGTTTCGTTGTCACGGACAAATAACTGGTTCTGTTCTACGAGCATTTTCAGCATAGAGCAACCCGTGCCTTTAACCAGTTTTGTTGTTCTTATACCATTTTCTACATTTTTTCCAAATCCGCCACTAAGTACTTTACCACTCCGCCCAGAGTTTTGTGTATAAAGTAAATTCTCATAACCATAGTCTATGTGTAATACATCGACGACTTGACCGCCGATATCGTTAATTTCTACTAATACTCCTGCCATATTATATAAGTTACCAGATCTATTAAGAACTGATGCAAAATCAATAGGACCTATCATATTATCTCTGTATACTGCAACCTGTCTATAAGGCATGTCTGTAATATCGAAAACTGTAAAGGTAGAATAGTCTAAACCTTTACCTCTCGCTACATCAGCAGTTATTACATATTGTTTATCTTTTTCGGGTCTTTCATACTGAATAAACCCTTCACTCTGAGCCAACGGTGTTTCAGGATACATTTCTTTGAGCTTAGCTCCAGAAATTAATGTACCTGATGAACCTAAGAACTCACAGCAATATTCTTGGTTAAATTTTTGTTCATCATGATCTAAGGCTTCAAGTGTTTCTTTACGCCATTTTTCATCTCGGCCAGGAACATCATACCACATAACTTCTTGATATTCATAACCGTTTGTACCTTCTTTAGCACCTTTACAGGTCTTCCAAAAGTGGTTTAGTCCGTTGGGTGTAGAAGTCATTAATAACTTCGTAGACTCACCGGACGAAATTGTTGGATATACTGATGCGAAAAACTCATCATATCCTTCGATAAATGCAACCTCATCGAGGTATAGAAAGTTAACAGATTTACCACGAATGGCGCTTGAAGATGTTGTACCGGCTAATACTTGGCATCCATTTTCCAATGCAATATTACCTTTGTTCCATTCTTCAATACCTTGTTGTAACCATTTCGGTAATGCTTCATATGCTAACTTAACTCTAGCCATAACCTCTCTTGAGGCATCTCCTTTGTTTGCAAGGATTGCTACAGTTTTAAATTCGTTGAATAAGATATAATGTAAAATAACTGCCACTGCCGTTGTGGTCTTACCTGACTGTCGAGCTGTTAAAACTGCAACTCTTCTTTCTTTAAAAATCTTATCGCAAATCTCTTTTTGATAATCGTACATATCAAAGGGAACCAATCCTCGATCAACATGTACAATTTTAATATATTCTTTTGCAAAGTAAATAGGATCATCCGCACACTTCATATATTCTTTAACAAGCTCAGGAGACCATTCAATCTGTTCCTGAACCTTTTTAAGGTGGGTGTTTCCTAAATATCCATCACCCATCTATTACACCGTCATCTTTATCTGTGTTCGCATCTTTTAACATTTTAAGTAGATCTGATGTGGAAAGTATGAGATTATTATTTACTGTATTTGTTTGAGCAGCTTCTTTTGGCCCATTAACTTCTTCTTTAGCAAATTTCTTTTTAGTAGATATGTCTGCATAATCTTTGTTAGCATCAAGAAGAGTTTTCATCAAAGTAGAAACTACTTCGAATGCTCGAGGTTGTTCAGACTGTTTTGCAATTTCTAACATTTCTAGCATTGCGTCTTTACCGGTTTCAATAACATCTGCAACATTTTTTCGTACAGTTTCGATATCTTCTAAGTTCTCATCATCTTGTTCAGAGACAACAGCAGGTAATGCTTTCTCTTCTTCAGTAGCTTTTGCTACTACTGGAACATGTTTTTCATCTTCATCTATTTCTGACATTGGTCTAATTCCAAGTGCAGAAGAAATCTTTTCGTCGCTCATTATGCATCCTCAAATATCGTAATAATACCCCAGTCGTCATCAAATTCAATTTGTGTATATGGAACTGATGTCGCAGCAGGTCCGCCAATTGTAACTGCGGGAACTGTTCTATATCCAGAACCAGCATTTGTTACGTTAATCGTAGATGCTTGTCCTGTTCCGTCTATTACTATTTCTGCAGTGGCAGTATTAGCAGTAACGGAAGATATTGAAACGTTTGCC